GCAAGCGGAAGGCTAAGTAAATGGCAATCGGCATCGGCTCCCGCGTTAGCTGGACCTATCAAGGCGTACGCACGTTTGGCAAGGTGACAGGCGTAGCAAACAAGCGTGCTACCATCACCACGCAAAGCGGCGGCCAGGTTGTAAGGCTGGCGCAGCCTGGTGATCCTGTCCTTGAACTGAAATCAGAGTCCACTGGCAACAAGGTTTTGAAGCTCCGTTCAGAACTGCGTGAAGCGCCGTTGAAACGATAATTAAAATCTATTTGGTTCTCCTTTGAGCAAATGGCACGCACTTACAAACGCGATTCCAGGGGTCGTTTCGCCGGCGGCGGCGGCGGTGGCGGTAAAAAAGGAGGTGGAGGTGGTGGTAAAAAAGGCGGTGGTGGCGGCAAAAAGGGTGGATCTACTCGTTCAGCTAATACAGCCCGCTCAAAAGAATTAAAAGGTAAAGGTACAACTGCGATTGGTGGTCGCGTTAAAGCAAAAGGCTTTGCTGGCGGTAAAGGCGCTCAACAGCGTGCAGGTGGTCTTCGTTCCAGCAATGTTCAAGGATTGAGAACCAAAGGCACTGGTGTTGGTGCAGGAACTCGTTCCGGCATGAAAGCTAGTGCTGCTCAAGTTGGAAAAGCACGCTCTAAAGCTGCCTCTAAAAGCGCTACAAAAATGAGCAAAGCAGCTCCCAGCGCAGCAAAAGCTCGTTTTAAAGCATTAAGCAGCCAAGCTCGCAAATCCTCGCCCATGCGTAGTGCAGCAGAAAATCGTAAAGCGGCTGGCGCTAAGCGTAGCCTCGCAACGATGATTAAAAAGCGCGGGCGCTAATTAGTCAGTAAATTCATCCCACGTGCCCAAGTCTTCCATTATGGCTTGAGCTATTTCGGTGATAAGCACAAGATCGCCATCGTCATCAATGGCAATGGCGATCACTTTTGATAGGTGAAGATTGCCAACGGCACCATAAACTGCCGCTTCATTGCCGTCTTCGTCGATGTCAATGATTCGCCTTAAAGCTTGACGAATACCGCGTGTACCAATCCCATCGGCATCGGCTGCAATGATTTCCATTGGTTTTTTTGTTGGCTCAGGTATGATACGCCAGCAATTTAACCCTGCGGGTTATCCATGTCCGATGAAAACCAAACCGTAGAGTCTGCGGCTCCTACGGTTGATGCTGAAGCGTTGCAGCGCAGCGTAGAAGCTCTTGAGCGTAAAAACCAAGAACTGATCGCTGAACTGCGGCAAGCCAAATCCAAAGCACCGAAGCTGCCGGATGGGGTAAACGTCGATGAGCTACTTGAGTTCAAACGCAAGGCAGAGCAAGCCGAGCTTGAATCACAGGGCAAATACACAGAAGCCAGGCAAGCTCTGGAGCAGCAGTTCCGTGAGGCGACGGCGGAGAAGGACAAGCGCATCTCAGAGCTTGAAGCCCGTGTCCGTGAACTTGAACTGCTTACGCCTGCTGTCAGCGCCTTGGCTGACATCGTGCATGATCCTGACTTGGTTATGAAAACCAAGCTGTCGCCGGACAAGATCGAGCGTGAAGCTGATGGCACCGTCGTTGTTGTAGACGGCTACCAGCGCACACCAGTACAGGAGTGGGCAAAGCAACTGCCAGCTTGGATGCAGAAGCAACCTAAGCCACAAGGCAGCGGTGCACCCGTTGGTCGCAGTAGCGGCGACATTCCTGCAGGCATCAAAAACCCGTTCGCACCTGAGTCTTTCAACCTCACCGAACAGTCACGTCTGTTCCGCACTGATCGTGATCTGTACGAAAAATTGAAAGTAGCAGCGGGGCGTTAGTATTTATGTGTCTGCTCGTGATGGCTGCGCCACGCTGAGCCTAGGGCTGCGCCCAAACCGTAAACCAATCTTGAGGACTTGTCGTGGCGACTCTTCGCTCTGACATCATCATCCCCGAGGTATTTACGCCTTACGTCATTGAGCAAACCACTCAGCGTGATGCCTTCTTGGCTTCCGGTGTGGTGCAGCCTATGGCGGAGCTGAATGCCACCGAGGGCGGTGATTTTATCAACGTTCCTTTCTGGAAAGCCAACCTTTCCGGCGACTTTGAGGTGCTGACTGATTCCAGCAGCCTCACCCCTGGCAAAATCACTGCCGATAAGCAGATCGGTGTGATCCTGCACCGTGGTCGCGCCTTTGAGGCTCGTGATCTGGCTGCTCTTGCTGCAGGTTCTGATCCTATGGCTGCCATCGGCGCCAAGATCGCTGATTACGTCGCTAACCAGCGTCAAAAGGATCTGCTGTCCTGCCTGACCGGCGTGTTCGGCAGCCTGAACGCCAACACCAGCAGCTCGGCTTTCTTCGATCTCTGCATCGACTCCGAGTCTGGTGATACCCCCACTGCTCTTAGCCCCCGTCACGTTGCTGAAGCCCGCGCCATCCTTGGCGATCAAGGCGACAAGCTGACTGCGGTTGCTATGCACTCCAAGGTTTACTACGACCTGGTTGAGCGCAAAGCCGTGGATTATGTGCTGGCTTCTGATGCCTCTGGTGGTGGTGCTACTGCTTCTGGCGGCAGCATTGCTCCTGCATACGGCAACGTGCAAGTGCCAACCTACATGGGTCTGCGCGTGATCGTGTCCGACGATGTGCCTACTGCCGGTTCCGGCGCTAGCACTGAATACGGCACCTTCTTCTTCACCGCAGGTGCAGTTGCATCGGGCGAACAGCTTGCAATGCAAACTGAAACCGACCGTGACATCCTCGCTAAGAGTGATGCCATGTCGATTGACCTCCACTACTGCTACCACCCTGTTGGTGCTAAGTGGGGTGTTACCACGGTGAACCCGAGTCGCGCACAGCTTGAAACTGTGGCCAACTGGTCCAAAGTTTATGAGCTGAAGAACATCGGCATCGTGCGTGCCACCAACGTCTCCAATATGGACTGAGGAGGTACCTAATCATGGCTTCGATCTTTGAACTCGGTGACATCCCCGGCGGTCTTCTGCCCGGTCAGATGAAACTGGCGGCTCCTACTGCGACCGCTACCCTGTCTGCTGCCAACAGCTTCAACGTCATCATCCGTGGCGTTCCTGCTGCTGCAGCTACCTACACCACTGCTACCGCTGCTGACATCGTTGCCGCTATCGGCGGTGACTGTGCAGTTGGTACCACCTTCATGCTGGTGGTGCTGAACGCTTCGGCTGGCGCCAATACCATCACCGTTGCTGGTGGTACTGACGTGACCGTGAGTGGTGTGGCAACTGTTGCCCAGAATGCTTCCAAGATTTTCCTTGGTCGCGTGACCAGCGTTACTGCTGGTTCTGAGGCAATCACCCTGTATGGTCTCGGTAGCACTGCTGCTGCTGTTGCCTGATGGGTTTGTTCGCCTTCCGGCGACGCCAGGAACGTGAGGCTGCTTCTAAGGAGGCAGCCTCTTTTCCTATTGCTGAGCCCGCACCTAAACTTGAACTGACCACGGAACCTACCGATGGCAATCACAATCAACGCAACGGTAGGGGGCGCAAACGCAAACTCTTACCTGACACTGGCAGCAGCGGAGCTGATCATTGAAGGCTTCGTGCAGGATGATGACGTTGTAGCTTGGGCATCAGCTACGACGGATCAAAAGAACCGTGCGCTATTTTCTGCTACGCAGCGCATTGATCGTGAGCGCTTTTTAGGTGCTCGTGCCACTGATACACAAGCATTGCAGTGGCCGCGTACTGGTGTGCGAAAGCCGGACACTTATATCAACACCTACGCCGTAGGCTTTCCCTTCCGGATTACCACTGACTATTACACAGACACAGAGATCCCTGACAGGATTGAGTTTGCTCAGTGTGTCCTTGCTGTTTATTTGAACAACAACAAGGATGGGATGGGACTAAGCGGCATCGAGGATTACAAGTCTGTTGCTATCGGCAGCCTGCGGATTGAAAATGCAGGTGCTAGCGCCAGTGCCACAGGTGCTGATCGTGTCCCACCGATCTATGAGCGGTATTTGACCGGGCTTAGAATTAGTGGACCAGGCAACTTTGCTATCCGCAGATCATGAGCGACTACGCAGGTGCTGAGTACATCAGCGATACCGTAGCCCATACCGGACGCTTCGGTGAAATTGTTGCCCTTGAAGACTCTGTGATTGCCAGCCTGACCGCTCAGGACTGGACTGGTAATGCACTGACTGCTATCCCGCTGAAGGCAACTGGTGAAATTGAGGGCGTGTTTACCAGCATCACCTTGACCAGCGGCACCGTCGTCGCTTATAGGATCTAGCCATGGGCTTCAAAGGACACCAAGGCAACGGTATTGACTACACCCTTGGCGGCGAGGTGATTACCGACGCGCTAGAGCATACTGGCAGGTTTCATCATATTGATTTTTTTGAAAATACAACGATTGACGCGATTGTCAGCACTAATTTGACTGGCAACAGTTTGAATGGTAAAAGCTTCCCGGCTGGTTCTGAAATTCGCGGAGTTTTCACCAGCATCAAGCTGCAGAACGGCGCTTGTATCGCGTATAAAATCTAATGGCACTTGCTACTTCGCTACGGAAGACTGCCTCTAAATTGATGGCAAAATTCGGCGGCGAAGCCACGATTCGCCGCGTGGTGCCAGGCGTCTACAACCCAACGACGGGCACCATCAGCCAAGTTGAAACTGACACCGTAGTGCGTGGTGTGCTGGAAGATGTCAACGCACGCGAGGTAAACGAGCTAGTGCAGGCTGGTGATAAGCGACTTGCGGTTGCTGCTGCTGATGTCGCTACCGCGCCAACCACTGCTGATCGCGTGGTTATTATCGGTGTGCTGCATCAGGTGATCCGCGTCACTACGATCGAGCAGGACAACACAGCGATCACCTACGAGCTGATCCTGAGGGCATAGTCATGGCACGCCGCATCAACCTCGACCAGATTGGCAACTACGCAACCGAGAAATACGAGCAGTTGCTGCGTGTAACGGTACTGGAGACTGATAGTAGGTTGAAGCAAGCCAGCCCAGTTGATACTGGCCGATTCCGGTTGAGCTGGGCAATCAGCGAGCAAGGCACACCTGGCTACGACGCTGGACAACAAACCAGCCCTAGCGGCATCACGCCACCACGCCGGCTTGACTACCAAGTAGAGCGTGCAGGCAATGTGTACCACATTCACAACAACCTGCCATACGCGGAGCCATTGGCGAATGGGCACAGCATTCAAGCTCCTGCGGGCTGGACTGACGTGATCGCCCGCGAGATGACCAACTGGGCGCAGCAGCAAGCTAGCCGCATTGCGAGGCAGGACTGATGGCAGCCGTCAACCTCAATACCATCCGCGCAACGATCGAGTCACGGCTGGCAGCCGAGCTAACGCAAGCGCCGGTGCTGCCTGTGGTGTTTCATAACCAGCCGTACACGCCAACGCCTGGCAGCTCATGGGTGCAATGCCTTGTGAGCTTTGGCAATAACAACTTTCTCACGATGGGCGGCACCACGGGCAGCAGCAATAGCGTGATCGGTGTGATCGTCGTCAATATCTTTACTGCAGTAGGCGTAGGGTCCGGTGCTAACTACACGATCGGCAAACGCATTCGTGACCTTTACAATAGGGTCATAGTGAGCGGTGTTCATTTTGACCCGCCAACTGGCCCAGAGGTGGTGGCTGCGCCAGCTCCTGAGGGTTACTTCCAAACTCAGGTCAGAATGACCTTTGAAACCTTCGAGGATCTCTAGTCATGGCTTTTTACCGAGGGCAGCAAGGCAGCGTCAAGTTTGACGATGCTGGCACCACTGCAGCAACCATCACCAGCACCCGCTCATGGTCGCTGACCGTTGAGAAGGAATCGCTCGACACCACCGCACTGGGCGCAACCTACCGCGCGAACGTTGGTGGACTGATCAGCGGTTCTGGCACCTGCGAGATCCTCTACACCGCATCCAGCGCCGATGAGACTAACGTCTTCATCGAGCACATCAATACCGCTAACGATGAAGGCGCAGCTCTGTTTGAGCTGTACCTTGATACAAGCGGCACCAAGAAGATCAGCTTTGACGGTGTGATCACATCTGCTGAGTATTCTGCGACCGTAGGTGAGATCGAAGTCATCACCTTGAACTTCGTGACCAACGGAACCATTTCGCTGGACATCTGATCATGGCTTTCTATCGCGGGCAACAAGGCACGGTCTTCTTTGACAAGGCTGGCAGTGGTGGCATCTCTGAGATCGCAGCAGTGCGGTCTTGGAGCATGACCGTCGAGAAAGAGTCCTATGACGCTACCTCGCATGGTGCCACCTATCGCGCCAATATCGGCGGCTTGATCAGCGGCAGCGGCACCATCGAGGTGATGTACGACGCACCTGGATCTGGCGACAAGCTGGATCTGATCAAGGACGTCAACCAAGCCACTGATGAGGCTGATGCCTTCGTTGAGTTGTACCTTGACGAAACCGGCGGTAAGAAGATCACCGGCACGATCGTGGTGACCAGTTCTGAATACGGTGCTACCGTTGGCGAGATTGAGATTGTGACGATCAACTTCGTCTCAAGCGGTACTCTCACACTTAGCATCTGATGCCTGCCAGCACTCAGCGCCCGGTTGATCTACTCACCGGCGCCTTTGACCTGAACCAGCGCCGTAAATTCAGCGTCACCAATGATGCTGGCGATGCGGTGCTGGATCTTTACTTCAAGCCTATCACCCGCGCTGATCGCAAGAAGGCGACCATGCTTGCCGGTTCCGATGAGGCGCTAGAGATCAGCACGCAGATGCTGTGCCAGATGGCAGAGCTTGAGGATGGCACCAAAGCATTTGCCGCTGCTGATGCCGCCAAGCTGCAACGCGAGCTGCCAGAGCGCGTGCTGAACGAGCTGGAGCTGTTCATGTTTGGCCTTGGCGGCGAGTCCAGTATTGAAGAAGCAAAAAACGACTAGAGGAAGACTCTTGGTTATTTTTTGAGTTCTTCCTTGCTACAGAGCTTGGCATGACAGTCAGCCGCTTACGCACTGAGCTGACCGATGCTGAGTTTGTGCATTTTGCGGCTTACTACGAGGTAAAAGCCAAGCGCGAAAAGATTGAAATAGACAAAGCGCGGCACCGGTAGACTGACCGTATAGGGAGGTGCCGCTGTGGCTGTTGCTGTTGTCGACGTACAGGTAAATAGCCAAGGCGCTGTACGCAATCTTCAGCAAGTAAACGCAGCGTCAAAAGCTGCTACCGCTGGCATTGGCACGCTGCGCAATGCAGTCGCCGGGCTAGCGGCAGGATTCGGCGCGATTCAAGCAGCTAAATTCGTATTTGCCAAAACTGCAGAGCTTGAATCTCAAACCAGAAGCATTCAAACGCTGACCGGCAGCGTTCAACAAGCAAAACAAATCATTCAAGAGCTACAGCAACTTGGAGCGGCAACACCATTCACCGGTGCCGAACTGATCGAAAGCGCTAAGCGCTTGACGGCTTTTGGTGTTAGCGCCAAAGATGTGGTAGAAACCACTCGGCGGCTTGGCGATGTTGCTGGTGCAACGGGCGCAAATCTAGGCGAGCTGACTCTTGCGTACGGTCAAGTCATTGCCAAGGGCAGACTGCAAGGCGAGGAATTACTGCAATTCCAAGAGCGTGGTGTTGCGCTGCAGGATGAGTTGCGCAAGATGTATGGGCTCACCGGCGAGGAGTTCAGCAAAGCGCTAAGCAAGGGACAGATCAGCGCAGAAGCGGTAGAAGTTGCACTGCAGCGCTTAACAGATACTGGCGGCAAGTACGCCAACGGCGCCATCGCTCAAAGTGACACGCTAAATGGGCGATTTAGCACACTGCAAGATGGCGTTGAGTCGTTGGCGCGTACCGTTGGATCAGCGCTAACGCCAGCAATTAAGGCGGTGCTAAATGAGGCTATCTTTGCGCTCAATACAATTAATCAGCTAATCGCAACTGGCGCTAGGGCTAAATCATTCGGCATGGGGCAAGCGC